GGGTACTACGCCCAGATTGGCAGTTCCGGGGACTCCGCCCAGATTGGCAGTTCCGGGGACTCCGCCCGGATTGGCAGTTCCGGGTACTCCGCCCAGATTGGCAGTTCCGGGGACTCCGCCCGGATTGGCAGTTCCGGGGACTCCGCCCGGATTAACTGCACTGGAAGCGATTCCGTGATTTGCTGCGCCGGACATGGCTCTGTGGTAAAAGCGTCAATTGGCTGCTGGATTACACTTGCAGAGTGGAAATACGATGGAGCAAAGCAACGATGCGTTCCGGTATGTGTGAAAACGGAGTATGTCGATGGCGAAAAAATCAAAGCGGATACACCGTACACGCTGAAAAACGGGGAGTTTGTGGAGGCTGAGAGTGATGGGGAATAAATCTGACAAGTGTTCCAGCTGCAAGTACCGAATTGCCCCGGGTGGATGGGCGGCTTGCGACGGCTGCATTCACGATGAAGGTCTGAAAGATCGGTATGAGCCGATGACCAGCGCCGACCGCATCCGGAACATGACGGATGAGGAGCTGGCAGAGAGAATAAGCAGAATGGCACATTGCGTGTACTGCCCCGTAAAATGCGGCATCTTTTGCACCGAGGAAGAATGCAAGGCTAAGTGGCTCTCCTGGCTCCGCTCCCCGGTGGAGGAAAGCGAGAAATGAACCACCTAGGCGATATAACCAAAATCAACGGTACAGCTGCCCCCATTGTTGACTGTATCATCGGCGGTAGCCCCTGCCAAGACCTGAGCGTTGCCGGAAAAAGAGCCGGACTTGCAGGGGAACGGTCTGGGCTGTACATGGAGCAGATCCGAGTGATAAGGGAGATGAGAGAGCATGACAGAGCAAATGGACGGTCAGGTGAGTTTATTCGGCCAAGATACATGGTCTGGGAGAACGTGCCCGGAGCATTCAGCAGCAACCACGGAAAAGACTTCGCCGCAGTCCTCGAAGAAGCGGTCAAAATCGCAGAACCGGAAGCCACCCCTGTTCCTGTTCCTGAAAAAGGATGGCCAACCAGCGGATGCCTCATGGGAGACGGATGGAGCGTTGCTTGGCGTGTACTCGATGCACAGTTTTGGGGAGTCCCCCAAAGACGGCGCAGAATCGTACTTATCGCAGATTTTGGAGGCCTCTCCGCACCCGAAATACTATTTATCCGCAAAAGCGTGTCAGGGGATTCTGAACCGGGCAGCGAGACGAGGGAAGGATTTGCCGGAGGCTCTGCGGAAAGCACTGGAAGCTCAGTCTATTGCCTGCAAGGGAACGGAATAGACCGCGCTGACACAGCCAGATGCAACGGCAGGGGCTGGAAAGAAAATGTGAGCTATACGCTCAACACCATCGACCGGCCAGCGGTCTGCGCCGGGTTTAAGCTGGGGAACAGCGAAAAAGCCAAGAGTATCGGATATTGCGAGGAGCAGGCGCCGACCCTGAACGCAGAATGCGGCGGGAATAAGCCTGCGATACTGGACATGTCCCACGCCTGTGATGTTATCCGGGATTGCGGCGGCATAGCCCCATCCTTGCAGGCCAGAATGGGGACAGGTGGGAATCAAGTGCCGCTGACGTATCAAATGCAGGGATTCGGCGACTATCGCGAGGGCAATGTTGCAAGCAGCTGCAAACAGCGGGATTTCAAGGGAAGCACAGACCTTGTGTACGCCGTGGATTGCCGGAACGGCACCGAAAACCCCAATATCAATGGCACATTACAGGCAAAAGAAAGCGGCGGTTCAAGTCTGAATTTCAATAATGTTTTCCGGGTCAATATGGCAGTGCGCCGCCTGACCCCGCTGGAATGTGAGCGGCTACAGGGCTTCCCGGACGGATGGACGGACATCGGGGAATGGGTAGACAGCAAGGGAAAGCCCCACAAGGAAAGCTCAGACAGCAGCCGCTACAAGGCTCTGGGAAACAGCATTGCCCTCCCGCCCTGGAAATGGGTGCTGAAACGGTTATGCGCTCAGTATGAACGTGATGCAACCATGGCAAGTCTTTTTGATGGAATAGGCGGTTTCCCACTTATCTGGGAGCAGCTGAACGGGAAAGGGAGCTGTCTGTGGGCAAGTGAGATCGAGGAGTTTCCCATGGCGGTGACGAAAAAGCATTTTGGATAACACAAGCCCGGGGCAACCCGGGCGGGAAGGAGATAACATGGACGAAATCAAATTGAAGCCCTGCCCGTTCTGCGGCACCTCTGGTCAGGTGCAGCAGTCAGGAAAAATGTGGTTTGTCGAGTGCGCCAATGATACCACATCGTGCCCTGTAAATCCATGGACTGGGTATTTCAAAAACAAATATGAAGCAATTACGGTCTGGAACCGGAGGGCTGAACATGGCTAAAGCGGTACTTATCAGCATCCGCCCGGAGTGGGTGGAGAAGATCGCCAACGGCGAAAAGACACTGGAATTGAGAAAAACAGAGCCGAAGCTGGAAACGCCGTTTAAGGTTTACATTTATTGCACTGCCGGAAACCTGAGTTATGAAGTTAGTAACGGAATGTTTTGCAACATTAGCGGCGGGAGAGTGGTTGTCGGAGAGTTTGTGTGTGACAAAATCGGAATCATTTGGGGTGGTGGGTATCTGAAAATGCCGGAAAGTGCTTTTGCCGGAAGCTGCTTAAATATGTACCAGATAGACACATATCTGGACGGCAAAGACGGGCATTTCTGGCACATTTCAAACTTGAAAATCTATGATGCCCCGAAACCGCTGAGCAAATTTATGGGGCTACGGAAAACGAAATTTGGATATGCGCCTGTTGAAATCAAACGCCCGCCCCAGAGTTGGTGCTATGTGGAGGAATTGAAATGAGTGATTACATTAGCCGAAAAGCGGCGGTAAAAATTGCCCAAAAGTACGGGCTTGCGAATGGTTCTGCGCTGGGGCGTCACACTGGGTTGGCAGATTGCATTGCAATCGAAATTGAGGGGCTTCCCGCCGCCGATGTGGAGCCGGTGCGGCATGGGAACTGGAATATCCGGCTTGCAGATGAAATGACCCTCTGCCTGGAATGCTCCATCTGCGGGCGCAAGGTAGACAATATCGACTTGCACCACCTGCTGGAAGCCGGAGAATACGGCGAGGCTTGCCGGAGATATCCGTATTGCCATTGCGGTGCAAAAATGCGTTTGGAGGAGTAATCATGGATTTGTTTATGAAAACATCAATTTTTGGAGCTGCGTTAGCGGACGTTTACAAAGATGAGGAAGATCGTGAGCTACCGGCACTCCCAAAGATGTATTTGGGCGGCGATTTCACGGAGGATTTAACCGCTATGCTGTTCGCAATGCGCGTTGTTGCGGGGCGAATTACCCATAACAATTGGGATATTTTGGAATTTACACACGTTTTGAACACGCTCGCTGTTCAGCACCTCTTGGAGGATAAGGAGGATAAGGGCGATGACGATTGACCGAGCGATTGAAACCCTCGACCCGGAACACCGGGAGTGCTATGACGGCATGGACGAGGTAAACGAAGCCTGCCGAATGGGCATGAAGGCACTGGAGCGGACAAGGTGGATTCCGTGCAGTGAGAGGTTGCCGGAGAGGAACGTTTCGGTTTTGGGCTGGTACAAAGATAACCCCTTTGCAAGATACTGCCCGGAAATCGTTTCGTGGAATGGGAACGGCTGGGTGTTTGTGTATGCGCGACGGTATGTAACCAATGTAACCCACTGGCAGCCGCTTCCTGAACCGCCGAAGGAAGGAGGCGCAGAGAATGGCTGATTTTATCGAGGTGCATCTGCAGGGCAAGCCCCGGCTGGTTAATCTGGACTGGGTGGAGGATATATGGCCAACGGAGAACGGGACGGAGATTTATTTTGCGTTTACCAGCCCTGATGATGTATCACAGGATTTTATAACAACAGATGAAAGCTACGACGAGATCAAACGCATTATAGCCTATCAGCGGGTCGAAAGGGGGTAAATCAGAATGAGTGAAAGACAAGAACACCGTCAGCGCCTTAACGCTAGAATCGCTTACGCCGCCGCTATTGAGCGGTGGGCGAAGAATCAACCGTCACGCATTCGGTTCTTTGCCGTCAGACGCTGGCTGAAAGAGATGCCGAGGAAGGAGGATTTTTATGCGACTGATTGATGCAGACAACGCGCTGGAATTGTTTCGGGAAGAGTACCAGAATACGGAAAGTCTGATAAAGCAAGGCGAAAAGCAGCTTGATAGCCTTGCAGAGGGATACACGGAAGCAGCGACCATAATCAAGTACATTTCGCTAACCGTGGATGCCGTCCCCGTGGTAAGGTGCCGGGACTGCATTGAATTTGAGGAAATAGGCAAGCACCCCACAAACAAAGGAGGAACGCCATTTGGGCATTGCTATCATTGGCAATATGAGCAGGGCATGTCCCCTAACGAGGTAGACGGCAATGATTTTTGCAGTTATGGGGAGCGAAAGGTGGATGAAAATGGAAGAACTTAACGGCTACACCCCACCTGCCAGCTTGAATTTAAGCGACTTCCAGGATGCTATCGGGGATGCCGTAGTACAGGCGATTATAAAAATCGGTATCCGGGTGAATCGGGAAGAACTCTTGAAAGCTTTGAAATATGATAGGGGGCAGTACAAGGCGGGGTATGATGCCGGTTTCACAGATGGGTTTGTTGAAACGCTCCATATCGTCCGCTGCCGGGACTGCATCCAACGGAAGGGAGACGAAAACCCTATGTGTATGCTGCATACCGAGCCTTACCCAAATGTCAGAGGCTACAAGGGCGAGGCTGTTTGCGTGGAAATGAACGGCTTTTGCAGCTACGGAGAAAGGAGAAAATCGAATGAAAATCACACTTGATATTCCCAATGGTATGGTCTGCGGTTTTCTGAACGGCGTAGTGGAAACACGCAGCGGGCTGACGATGGTGACCTATGCACTGGATAGCCACGATCTGCACGATGGGGCAGAAATCAAACTGCCACGGGAGGCCAAGCCGGATGAAAAGTGATATCACGTTTATGGACTGCTGGCACTTTATCGCCCCGCTGATTCCGGTGGACACGGACTACACAATGGGTATTTACATCATGGTGTTTAACGCCCTGAAAGAAGCGGAGAAAAAACGGATTGCAGAAAAGAAAAAGGGGAGGAAATCCACGCATGAAAAAGCCGATTGACGTTAAGCACGATTCTTTCGACACAATGTGGTCGTTCCTCCAAATGGGAGGGCAAAAGCCCAATATTCCGGGGCTGAAAAAATACTGCGAGACACTGCAAAAAATGATGATGCAGAAGACAGCCGGACAGCGAAAGGAAAAGACGAACGACGTTGACTTTGCCTATTTGGATATGCTGTGCAACTTCATCGTCATCGAGGCAATGTACTTATACCTGTCCGGAGATCTGGACAGGCTGGAAGGAGGTGCAGAGAATGGCTGAAGTTATCACGGCCGTGTTCTTTATGATTTTGTTCTCGCTTTTCTGCGTGCTTGCTGCCACGTTGCTGGTATGGGTGATTCTTATAATTGTCAAGGACGTCATCGAGCTGTGGCGGAAAATAAAGGAGTGAGAACCATGAGCAAAAGACCGGACTATCTCACCCTGTGCTCCATAGCCGCCCAGAAGGCCGGGACGAGCTACGGCAAGTACATGGCAATGCACGGATACCATCCACCGATTCAGGCCGATGTGGAGGACGTGGAAGCCCCACAGGGCATTTCCAAAATCTGCCCACAGTGCGGGAAGGAATTCACGCAGGGCAAGATCAAGCAGAAAATCTATTGCAGTTTGGAGTGCCAGAAAGCCCACGCTCAGAGAGCCGCTCAAAGGAGATACCGTGACAGGAAATCGGAAAGAGGTGGCACGATGTGAATATTGCGCTTAACGCTGATTGCATGGAAATCATGCGGGAGTATCCGGATAAATATTTCGACTTGGCTGTAGTCGATCCGCCGTATGGAAGCGGGGGGGGGAGTTCGTCAGCGGCACCCGCTTCGGTGGACGCTTTGACAGGTACCTGCAAGATTGCCCGGACGGGAGGAAAGTGGGCGGCAAAGTTCGGAAAAAAATCACGAGCTGGGACTATGCCCCCGGCGAGGACTATTTCAATGAGCTTTTCCGGGTGAGCAAGGAGCAAATCATATGGGGCGGGAACTATTTCCAGCTCCCACCCAACAGATGCTTTTTGGTCTGGCTGAAAACAAATATACCGGAAAACTTTTCTATGGCAATGGCGGAATATGCTTGGTGCAGTTTCAACGATAACGCGAAAGTTATCAAAATGTCATCTGCGGGCATAGCGGGCAGATTTCACCCAACTCAAAAGCCGGAAGAATTATACCGATGGATATACGCCCACTACACGAAGCCGGGATTCAAGATTCTGGATACTCATCTTGGTAGCGGTAGCTCCCGGCGGGCGGCGTATGATTTCGATCTGGATTTTGTAGGAACGGAAATTGACAAGGAATATTTTGAAAAACAGGAGGCGGTGTGGGCAGAATATACAGCACAGCAGCGGATTATCCTGTGATGGAAACGGGGCGGTAATGTGGAGTACAGGGACGGCAGGAAGTATTGCGTCGGGTGCCGGTATTTCTTCGGATATTGCGAAGGCAGCCGGTGCTGCAATTACATATTCGTCAGCGGGGAAAAGCGGCCTTTCCCGCCTGGGAAGGATTGCACCGAAAGGAGGGAGAAAACGGAGAACAGGAGACAGAATTTAATATTATAGCTTTATCCCTGTATAGTATATATTAAATATAATCTTATATCTTGTGTGTATTGTGTATATCTATACAGGGATTTACTAAGAAAAGAAAGGAGAATTTCTAAAATGTGCCTATTTTGCGAGGCGTACGATGGCAAGCGGCAAATCGCCGACTGGTTTCTAACTAATGGTCAACGTGTGGATATTTCCGTCGCAATCGTTGAACGGTATTTTACCCGGGAAGACCGGTTCGGCGGCCGCAGCCTGGACTATATCAACGATGGAAAGGGCGCACCCCTGAACTATTGCCCGACTTGCGGAAAGAAACTGAGTGGTACGGCATGGCCAAAATAATCAACTGCCCGAGCTAAAGGGGTATTTCATAAAATACGAAAGGAGAAACCGATTCCGAAACAAAATGCTTATCTTGCCAAGCAGGAGGCTGTTCAGCGGCAGTGCTTCAACGATGGTTGGGAACTCGGAACACAGCAGATGTGCGACTATATTTCCCGGGCCTTGCGAGACCCGGAGGCCATGGGCAAGGACACATTTAGCGGCGCAAGAATCCTGAAAGTCCTGAAGAAAACCAACGAAATCATGCAGTATTTCCGACCAGCGTTCCTGCCAAACGATGAAGCGGATTGGTATCAAGAACAGCTGGACAAGGCTCTCATGGAAGCGTATAATGGAAACGGTGAGACGTTCTTCCCGTTCCGGGAGCGGTACGATTGCCTGAAAGAGTACGACTATAAGTCTGGGAAATGGAGGAGATAGTATGAATCTTTTGAATGAAACCTTGAATATTCTCAAAGAAAACCGTAAAACCCCTGCGGATGTGCGGTGGGTTGGAAGAGAGTCTGTCAATGCGAAGTGCAGCTGGGACGGCTTTGCAAAACAAGCAAACTTCGAGTACGACAATGAATACGGCATTGCAGAAATACCTGGAGACCTGATTGTGGCCGGTGACGATTGGCGGCTTGAGAGGGCGGAGTATGACGGCTCTGAGCGGTGGGAGTTTAAGACCGTGCCAGCAGAGCCGGATTTGGACAGCCACGCATCCAGCCGGTGCCTTGGCCTTGGAGTGGAAGATAGGCTGAGGATAACGCAAGGGCGTAGAAACGGATACTATGAACTTTTACAAGCACCGGAGGGCGTTAGGCTCAAGGGAAATGGTGCCTCGGAGCAGGGCAGCGAAAAACCATCACTCGATGGGAGAGGAGGGCCTAGAGTATATTCTTTCAGTATAAAGTTCCGTGAGGATGTACGCATAAACGCTAATGATTTTTTGGACTTAATTGGGAAAGATCGCAAATTTGCGTTTACTACCAAGAGCGATGACGGAGCTGCGGCAAAAGAACTCATAGGAACGACCAAATCAGTCTCGTTCTACGGTGGGAACGTGGTTAAAATCACAGTTGCGTTTCCTGAGGAAGTCAAAGACTTGGATTGAAGACGTAGAAAAAGCTGGTGAGAAAATGATAAAAAACTGCGTAAACTGCGGCGCACCACTTGAAGGAAAAAAGTGTTCGTACTGCGGCACGATGTACAACGACTCCGGTATTGTAGCGTCGTTTGACAAAGACCAATGCACAGGGACATTGGCTATCGGAGGGAACGAATACACGGTCTATCTCGGAACAATGGAAGCATTCACCGTCTGTGGAAGAGCTGGGAGAGACAGTAAAGGGCGGCTCCAAATGGAGAATGGACGGATGATTCACAAATTCACGCTGATAGAAATGTGAGCCTATCTTATTAATTTATATATAATAAATATATATAAGTCTTATATCTTGTAGTGTGTATGTGTTATGGTAAATAATATAATAAATTTACTAAAACAATAAAGGAGGATTACGACTTTGGCAGAAGGTGAAAAGCTCAAAAAGAAACCCTACCAGGTGCCTGACCTGGAACCCGGCGACAACACAAAGTACATCAACCATTCCTTGACCATCATGAAGTGGAATAAGCCGGACATGGACAGCTTGGAGGCGGTGCAGAAACGGTGCTTCGACTATTTCAGCCTGTGCGCTGAGAATGATATGAAGCCGACTTTCGCAGGATTCGCTTTAGCTTTCGGTGTGGACAGAATGACCATGTGGAGATGGTGCAATAATCAGCCTAGAAGCAGGGATTTAAGCGACTCTGTGCGTGACACTATCAAAAAAGCGAGGGATTTAATCAACGCTCAGATGGAGGATTTCATGCAAAATGGCAAGATTAACCCCGTTGCCGGAATTTTTTTGATGAAAAACAATATGAACTACACCGACCAGCAGGAAGTGGTCTTAAAGCCGGATAATCCGCTTGGAGAGCGGGCAGACCCGGAGAAGCTGCGGCAGAAGTATCTGGAAGATGTTCGCGGTAGCGGTGCGACTATCATTGACGCGGAGGGTGGAACGGAATGAGAGAAAAGACGGAATACGCCATCGAACGAATGTGCACAGAGGTTGCCCAAATCCGGATGCTGATGGAGGGTGGCGCTAGGAAACCCGCCTGCGACTTTTGCAGAGAGTGTGTGAACAAACCGGAAACATTCTCCGTGGTTGCCCATAGCGGGCGGCAAATGACGGTGACTTGGAATTTTTGCCCAGTGTGCGGTCGGAAGCTCGAGCAACTATAACAGCGACTTTGACCCAGCGACTATAGCGACTATAAAAACGCCCCGGAGGTCTTGCGACTTTCGGGGCGACTTTCTGCGACTATGAAACGGGAATTTTCGGCTGCGACTTTGCGACTATGGCTCACGAGCTGGGAGCCTTGCGGGGATTTTCAGCCCTGGCGCAAAAGCATGGCGGGAAATCTGATCGGAGCCGGTGCGGCCTGTGTGGCGGTGCTTTTACACTGTAACAGCGGGCAGAACACAAGGGAGAGCAGAAAGCGACCGGACGGGTGAAAAGTTGCGGTGGCACCCTGATATATCCGGCGCAGGAATAGCGGCAACGGCGGGCACTGAGCGCCCCACACGCTGCATAAAATGCCGTGCGGCATTGCGTGACGCCCATACATGCCCATTTTGAGCCGGGAACGATGTTTAATGTTAATTTATATTTCCGAAATAAAACCCGCTTAGAAAGCTGCTGAGAGCCTTACAGGGCATAGCAAGAGAAAAGCCCTGCCACGTTGGCAGGGCAAACGGACAACGCCGCGCCTGATCTGGACGCGGACAGAAAGAAAAGCCGCCCGGACAATGCCCGGACGGCTTGAATATTATTTGCTTATTTTCAGCAGCTCCGCTAGAACCAGCAGCGGGAAGAAAAGAATTGCAAGGATAATCACGCGCCCACCTCCTCAAGAATCACGGTTACATTATCGCGGCTGCAAAAGCTGCGGACATCGTAGGCCAGATATTTATATGTCCCGGTGTAAAGCCTGAGACAGAGAGTCCCGAACCGGGAGTCTATTTCCATGCGGTTTCTTTTCGCATAGGTGGAAATCAGGGCTGCCGGCGTAAAGTTCGCGCCATGCTCGACGGTCTCGCAGAAAGAACAAACCCATTTAATGCCGTCGTAGTGTTCCGCGCTGATCTCGTTTGCAATGGCGAGGATCTCGGCCGTGGTGTAACTGGGGTTCCGTTTGTGGATGCGCTGTTCTAGGTCGAGGTTGCGCCAAGATTGGCCGCTTGCGTCGGTGTATTGCGTGTCTATGTGTAGCCCGATGGAGTTGATGATCTCTTGCACGGGGTGTTTCAGCGGCGCCCCGGTGCGCTTGTTGGTATAGCGCGGCTGGCTGCGGTTCTGCCAAAGGGAGAATTCAAGAAAATAATTCCGGCCGTCTTTGCCGGGGATCGTCTCGCCCATCGTGCACACACGATAATTTCCAACGTCGCTTTTAGTGGTGACCGGGACGCCGCCATTAAAATTGCATCCGCGCTTTTCTAGTAATAGATAGTTCTTCCCGTTGATAATCATTATAATATTCCTCCTTGTAATTCTGTGGAGGCCGTGCTATAATAGCAGCGCCCCCTTGTGTGGTGCGCTCCCGTTGGTCTTGGTAGGATTGCGGGGGCGCTTTTTTGTTTACGTGAGTATTATACACTAATTATTTCAAGTTGTCAATAGGAAATCAAAAATTATTTTTAGTGTAGTTATGGCGATATAGTTTGAATTTTGCAGTGTTTTATACGCGCACATAATAGCCGAAATGTCTACAATATAAGTACATGTTCCTAGTCCACGATACAAGGACACGAAAACACAGCAAAACACGGAGAAAACAGAACATTTTCAATAAATATTGCATTTTTACGTATGCCTTTATAGCCTTGAACGCAACCAAATATTTATTTTGTTGCGTTCACTTTACCGTTCATGTCGATACGGTCAAAATGTGTTTGCATAGCGCGGACAGTTTGCATTTCCTGGATCTTGTGCCGTCCGGCACCGTCCAGCGGTTCCGGCTGCTGCTGGATAGCACCGGGGGCGGGGGATATGGCCGGCCTGATTCAGTGGGGGTTAGCCCCACAAGTACCCGCAAAAATAAAAAGCCCCCTCTCCTTCTCGAAAAATCCCGAAAAAGAAAAAAGACCTCCAAACGGAAGTCTTGAAAGATTGGGAATGTGGGAAAAATCTAAAAAAGTTATTAAAAAATTATTTGACAACGCTTCTGTAAAGGTCTATAATAATAACACAGGGAACACCTGCTGGTAACAGATGTCCCCTGCGGTGGGAACCCAGACGGTTGCCACGAGCATACAAGTTAGTAGGTCGAGAGCTTAGCGCTCAAACAACCGTGAGCCGTTCTGCTGTGAACAGACGGCTCACTTCTTTCTGTTATGGAACTTGTCCCATGCTTGGACGAGAATCCAGCAGATAGACACAATCCAGAAAACATCTTGAAGAGTTATGTATGGTCACCTCCATGAGAAATAAATTTCCCGCGAGGGCTATACACACGCCTCCATTCCGCACTCGCGGGATGACAGGCAACCGCCTTTTTAACCGTACACCGTCTACAAAGGAGATAGGCTATGGCAAGCCAGGAAACTCGACGCGGACGGTGGGTTCCACGGAATTTATTATACACAGATTGTCGAATAATGTCAACTTAATGAGAGCCATCCTTTGCGGGGGTTCTCTTATTTTTTATGCTGCACAAAATCAACATTTCAAAAATCGCGCGAAAAACAAAAAGGCAAGAACCAACTATATAAAAGCTCCCTCCGGTCGTCACATCACCAATTTTATTTTGGCAATCCTATTGACAATCAAATATATCTAGTGTATATTAAAGGCACACAGGAGGTGTTCCCGATGCAGATAAGCAAAGCGATTCGTCAGGTAATGAAGGAGAAAAGCGTGTCTCTGCTCACTATGGCAAAAGCGATTGGAAAACAACGGGGGAATGACATAAGCGCTAGACTGACAAACCCCAACATGTCCTTCGACAAGGCAGTGGAAATGCTAGACGTTCTAGGCTATGAGGTAGTCATTCAGGAGCGAAAGCCCGGTGCTAGAAGGGCAGACCAGATCGTTATCGACCAGAAGGAAAGTTGAAGGAGGAATAATCATGAAAAAACTGTTGTGCATTAGCGCCATTATCGTATTTCTCGTGACATTAACGGCGTGTGGAGGAAAGGGCAACACGCCGACAGTTGCCGCAGATGTTGATGTCTATGCGTTGAAACAAGGTGACGAGGTTTCTATTGTTGGTCAAACTGCTGCGTCAACCTTGGAGAACGGAAATACACTTATTGTTCAGGTTCTGCGGAACGGAGACCGTACAGTTGTATATCACTGCCAAATGAAAGACGAATTTATCGCCGAAGCAGAGGGGTACAAACCTCTAGACGTGGCTAAGGTTACAGGGAAGTTCTTGAGCCTCACCGATATGGCTGGTGAACCCGGAGTTGAATTACCAAAAGAAAATATTGCCATTTTGGTTACGCTGTATGACTGCGAGCTGAAATGAGGAGGGCTAATATATGTGGGTAGTTTTAATCATTCTGTTTCCGGCATTCGTCATTGCAGAACTCTTGAAGGGCTACGACGGGAAAGGCGCAAGAGGACGTAAAGGAAGGAGACATTGACAAAGTGGGTAAACTCTGTAAGAAATGCGGAAGCGCATTAACCGATGACGCAAAATACTGCGGGCAGTGTGGCGAAAAGGTGGGGGAAGAAACAGAACGCGCTACGTGCAGATGCCCTAAGTGCAACTCCGCGAATGTCACGGCAACACCGAAAGAGTATAAGCCAAAGCTGACAGCGCCACTTGTGATGACATTCGGCGGGTTCGGGTTGATGTTTTTAGGGGTTATCGGCTTGGCTGTTGGAGCTTTACTTGGGCTGGTTATCGGTGCAATCGTAAACGGTTTAGTTCCGCAGACATATCAGACGGTCATCACTTGCTCTGACTGCGGGTATTCAGGAGTATGCAAGGATGTGAAAAAGTAAATGGAATTTCTCTTGATTCTCCTGTTTCCCATATTCGTGCTGATAGAGATCATGAAGCATAAAAAGTAATAAATTTCCTGCAAGGGCAGGAGGAAAGCCGAAGGGCTGCTTGTGCTGAGATACGCACGGGCAGCCCTTATTTTTGTATCAGGAGGGAATTTATGAAAATCGACGTTTTGGGAGCAGAATATACGCTTACAGTAATTCGGGGAAGCAAAGAGCCAAGGCTCAAGGATTGTGACGGTTTCTGTGATGAAACTACGAAAGAGATGCTGGTTGAAAATTACGAAGACAGCAAGGGAGAACCAAATTGCAAGCAAAACCTTCTGGTTCAGACAAACAAGGTGAAGCGGCATGAGATCATTCACGCATTTCTATTTGAAAGCGGCCTTGCCGAAAATTCCAGTTGGGCACAAAACGAGGAAATGGTGGATTTCTTCGCAATCCAGTTTCCCAAACTGCTGAAAGCATTTGAACAAGCTGACGCTCTGTGAGGTGATAGTATGGATTATGGGAAATTGTCAACCTCCATTCTGGGGGCTATCGAGAACAGACCGGGCGATATCGGGGCATATGAAGACCTGTTTTCCCTGTGCCAGGCATGGGCTGAGACTGATTTCACGGCGGCGCATCGGGCGAATAAACAATTGAAGGATATGTGCGACCGAATGATGGATAAAGTTCCCATGTCTCAGGTGGAGGGATTCTACAGCCTTTGGCGGCGGGGGCTATTGTTTGAGGCTCCATATGACTTTGACAGCTATCTTACCTATATTGAATTGGACAGGAAGCTAGAAAAACGGTTTTATCAGCCGAGAAAGCACTACTTAAAACGATATGTGGACGCATACCAGAAGATTTTGGACGGGGAATTGGACTTTTTATCGATTTCCATGCCTAAGCGCGCTGGGAAATCCCAGTTGGGAATCAATTTCACAAATATGCTTTCCGGGAAATCCCCTGAGAAGGCGACACTTATGGAAGGAACCGGTGACGATTTGGTCAATTCTTTCTACAAGGGCTGTCTGGAATATCTTCAAACACCGAGCGAATACCTGTTCTACGACGTTTTCCCGGAAAGCAAGCTGGTTCAGACGAATGCAGATACGAAGACGTTGAATCTCATGAACAAATCCAGATTTCCAACAATCATGTGTCGCTCCATTGACGCACGACAGGTCGGCTTATCCGAAGCTACAAACCTGTTATACCTTGATGACTGTGTCGAAGGGCGGGAAGAGGCAAAGAACCGGCAGCGTCTTGACGAGAAGTGGGAGGTAATTTCTGGTGACATTATCGGCCGTGCCATCGAAGGAACGCCCATTGTTATCTGCGGCACACGGTATTCCCTGTATGACCCAATTGGACGGTTACAAGAGGAAATGAAGAAACAGAACAAACGCTGTGAGATCATTGAAACCCCTGCCCTTGACCTTGTCACGGACGAAAGCAATTTTGAGTATATCCGAGACGGGAAAAAAGTGTTCACAACACAGTATTTCCGAGATCAGCGGGATATGCTGTCCGCGGAACAATTTGAATCCGAGTTTCAGCAGCAGCCATTTGAAGCAAAGGGGCTTCTTTTCCCAGAAGGCAATTTGAACCGGTTTTTTGAACTCCCCGTTGACAAGGAGCCGGATACCATCATTGCCGCCTGTGATACAGCAGACAAGGGAGCAGACTACTGCGCCATGCCGATTGCGGCGGTCTATGGGCAGGAAGTGTACATTATCGACGTTGTTTTTGATGATTCTACCCCAGAAGTCACAAAACCAGAAGTCGCAAAGGCTTTGATTAACAACAAGGTCGTATCTGCCATGTTTGAAAGCAACAATGCTGGCAGTTACTTTGCAAGGGACGTGCAGGATATTCTCAAAAGCAGAGAATATATGTGTAGCATTCGGACAAAACGAACGATCAGTAACAAACAGACCCGAATTGAGTTCGCGTCAGACAATATCCTGAAACATTTCTATTTCAAGCATCCGTCCACATATGCAAGGAACAGCCAGTATGCAGAGTTCATGCGACAGGTCACAACATATACCCGTTCCGGGAAAGTGGCTCATGATGACGGGGCAGATTCGCTCAGCCTACTTGAAAACGAACTCCGGGGCTTGGTTGGAACGAAAGTTGAAGTGTTTGCGAGACCGTTCTAAAATAATGCTTGACTTTTGCCATTGCATAATATATAATAATGCCATGGCAAAAGAGAGGTGATGATATGTCGCCACGAACCGGAAGGCCAGTCAAAGGTAATAGCAAGCGAGATAAAAGTTTACAGCTTAGAATGAGCAAAGAGGAACTTGAAATTCTTGATTTTTGTGCAGAAAAACTTGAAATTTCAAGAACAGATGTGGTAAACAAAGGTATTTTGCTTGTAAAGAAAGAACTGGACAAAAAAGAATAACCGCAACCTGCCGCCGTAGGAAGTGAACAGGTTACGGTTATCAAAACACCAGCCCGAAGGATGGTAAATCCATTCTATCATTCCTCTGGGCTGAAATCAAGGAGGAAAATTTATGAATAACGAAATCAAGGTATTCAGCAACGAGGAATTTGGTTCTATTCGCAGAGTTGAAGTCGATGGCGAATTTTGGCTTGTCGGCAAGGATGTGGCGGCGGTGCTGGGGTACAGCAATCCCCGGAAAGCCCTCGCTGACCATGTTGATGAAGAAGACAAGGGAGTAACGAAATGTGACACCCTTGGTGGAACGCAGGATATGACCGTCATCAACGAAAGTGGCCTTTATTCCCTTGTGCTTTCCAGCAAGCTCCCCTCTGCCAAGAAGTTCCGCCGGTGGGTCACTTCCGAAGTGCTGCCTTCCATCCGCAAGCACGGAGCCTACATGACCCCGGAAACGCTGGAAGCGGCGATTCTGAACCCGGATTACCTGCTGAAAGTGGCAACCGCTCTGAAAGAGGAAACGGACAAGCGGAAAGCCCTGGAATCCAAAGTCCAGGCCGATGCACCCAAAGTTCTGTTCGCTGACAGCGTGGCCGCTTCCAGTAGCACGGTTCTTGTGGGTGAGTTAGCAAAGATCATGCGGCAGAATGGTGTGGACATGGGCGAAAGACGGCTGTTCCGGTGGATGCGGGACAATGGGTACTTAATCAAGCGCAACGGCACGGATTACAACATGCCTACGCAGGCCAGCATGGAGCAGGGGCTCTTCCGTATCAAGGAAACGGTCATCAATCACAGTGACGGACATACCTCTGTGAGCAAGACACCGAAAGTTACCGGCAAAGGACAGACGTTCTTCCTGAATAAGTTTCTGGGGGAGGGCAAGACCGTATGACAACCGCAAAAATGAACGAAATCTGGATGAATGCTCACATGGCTCTTGCAACAACGGAAATGCTGTTGGATATGCTTGACATGGAGGCTGACCCCGAAACCGGGGAACTTGCCCTTGGTAAGGCGCGGGTTGGGATGTACTGCGACGTTCTGGCTGCTGTTTGCAGCCAGATTAAAGGGATCGCAGACACGATTAGCGGCAAATAACAAGTAAATATTGGATGTGAGCGCGTTGGGTGTAGGTAACTTCACCCGATGCGCTTTGTGTTTTTATTCTCCGATGGTTTACGAACGAGAATTAAGTAGACAACCATCCGCCACTGTGGTATAATGGTAAATGAGAAAATAGATTTCCGGAAAAGGGGGTGCGTAATACGGAGAGCAGGCGGTTATTCGGGCGTCGGGTAATTTACACCGAGGTTACGGATATAAACGAGGGGAATATCATCGACGTGCTACAAAAGGCACTGTTTACGCACCTGCAAAATCAGGCAGAGATTGATTACCTGTACCGGTATTACAAGGGAGAACAGCCAATTCTGAGCCGTGTGAAGGAAGTCCGCCCGGAAATCAACAACATGGTTGTGGAGAACCGAGCAAATGAGATCGTATCTTTCAAATCGGCCTATCAAGTCGGCGAACCAATCCAGTACGTAAGCCGTGGTGGGGACGAAGACATTTCCTCCGAAGTGCTGAAACTGAATGACTATATGCTGTCCGAAGACAAGCCGGAAAAGGATAAGGAACTTGCCGATTGGCTCTTCACTTGCGGTACCTCTTATCGAATGACTTTGCCGGACGTTTTGGCGGATGCCGAGGAAGACGAGGCTCCTTTTGAGATATTCACCCTTGACCCAAGATACGCATTCGTGGTGTACTCTGTGGGCCTTGGCCATAAACCCATGATGGGTGTACGGTATGTTCTAAAAGAGGACGGAACGCTCGTTTTCTCCTGCTGGACAGAAACCAGGTATTTCGAGGTCTGGAACACGTGGGCTGTTATTCGCGCAGAAGATCAGATTTTGGGAATCCCGATTGTGGAGTACCCGGCGAACATGGCTCGTTTAGGGGCATTTGAAATCGTGATTCCGTTGCTTGACGCAATCAACATGACGGAGAGCAACCGAATTGACGGCGTAGAGCAGTTCGTTCAAGCACTGATGCTGTTCCATAATGTTGACATCAGCAGTGAGGACTACAAGAAACTGCGGGACGAGGGCGCAATCAAGTTCAGGGATATTGACGCCACACTGAAAGCGGAGATTCAATACCTGACCTCCGAAATGAACCAGACCCAGACGCAGACCCTTGTGGACAGCATGTATGAAACGGTGCTGACAATTTGCGGAATGCCAAACCGGAACGGAGGGACTTCTACCTCTGACACCGGATCAGCGGTCATCATGCGGGACGGCTGGTCGGCAGCGGAAGCCAGAGCCAAGGACACGGAGCTGGTTTTCAAGAAGTCCGAAAAGGAATTTTTGAAGCTGGTGCTGCGTATCTGCCGGGACATGGGGCATCTGAGCCTGAAACTCTCGGCACTGGAAATCCGGTTCACGCGGCGGAATTATGAGAATATCGCGCAGAAATCAACGGTTCTAACCCAGATGCTTGCTTGCGAGAAAATCGCCCCTGAACTGGCATTTACACATTGCGGGTTATTTTCCGACCCGCAGTTGGCCTACCGAATGAGCATGGATTACATGGCGGAACAGGAGAAAAAAGCGGCGAAGCTTGCCGCGCAGAACGGAGGGAACGGCGATGGAAGCGGAAACCAGACCGGCGGTCAGAGTGACGGCGAAGGAAATTCGGGCGATTGAGGAAATCATCCGCCGCCGGAATCAGGCGGAAATCAAAGTCGAACAAGGCCAGATCGTGGTCATTGAGATTCGGCGCAAGAAGGTTAACTGACTGTTTGGCAAAGAGCGCCGCACCTTTCGCGGAAGAGCCACACCAAATGGTATAATTTGTGACTGCTCTAGGGAGCAGCGAACAGCCGAAGGGCTTCTGATACCAGAAATGGTATTGGAAGCCCTTCTTTTTTACACTGCGGCATAGCCAAAAGGTAAGGCACATGGTTTTGACCCATGTAATGGAAGTTCGATTCTTTCTGCCGCAACCAGCGGGGGGCTGGACAATTCAAGCACGCCGATAACTGCTGTATGCGCAAGGCAGCCAAAGCGAAGGAGAAGGAACAGCATTGTGTGATAAGTGTACATAAGCGCACGATAGCTCAAAGTAGCTTGCCCCGTCCCACAAAAACATTTCCTCGGCCACAAGCCGAGTACATGAAGAATAGAAGACGAAAATTTGGCGCGGCAGACAGCGAGTGGGGTTCACCTCTCCCCCCACAGAAGGACGTTCAAATCGGCCTCGCGCCATATATATCGCCGATGGCCTCCCTATCGGCGATGAAACCCGGAAACGGGCAAAGCGGTTCCCCGGCACCGTAAGCAGGGGATATGTGGGTTGTTAGCTCAGTTGGTAGAGCAGCGGACTGTTAATCCGCAGGTCACAGGATCGAAGCCTGTACAGCCCTCCATAACAGCAGCAGGGAAGCTGCTCTATCAAAAACGCAGACGGGAGACAACCCGAAAAAACAGAGATCACGGCGGAGGGAACCGCCTCACCAAACGCAGGAGGAATAATTATGGCAAAAATCGACACAAATCTCATTGAAGGTTATGCGGACATGACCCCGGAACAGAAGCTTGCCGCTTTGGAGGGCTTTGAGTACGAGGACAACGCCGTAGAGCTGGAAAGGCAGAAAAACGCGCTGTCCAAGGCCAATTCCGAGGCTGCGGAATGGAAGCGTAAGCACAATGCGCTTCTGACTGACGAGCAGAGGAAGCAACAGGAGCAGGCCGAAAAGTGGGAGAACATGGAAAAGGAACTGGCCGGTCTGCGGAAGGAAAAAACCGTTGCCGGTTACAAAGCAAAGCTGGTTGCGCAGGGCTATGATGAAGCCCTTGCGGACGCTACTGCGGCGGCCATGGAATCCGGAGATATGGCTACGGTTTTTGCCAACAACCAGACGTTTTTGGAAAAATACGCCCAAAAAGTCATTGCGGACAAGCTGAAAAGAACGCCCAGAGGCGCGGATGGAAACCCCGGCGGCGCAATGACCAAGGCGGATTTCCTGAAACTCGACACCAAATCCCAGATGGAGTTTATCAAGAACAATCCTGACTGGAAAACAATTTTGAAATGATTATGGAGGTAAAACAATATGGCTACTTATCTTGGCTTTCCGTTTGACCCCGAGCTGTTTAACTACAACTGGGCAAATGCGAAAGACCCCACCCTGACCGCGATGTTTGAGAGCGGCGCTGTCGCCCCGAACGCAGAGCTGGCGAGTTTGATTTCCAACGGCTCCGATTTCTACACCCTGCCGTTCTACAAAGTCATTGGCGGCACTCCTGAGAACTACGATGGCGCAACTGACATCACCCTGACCGACCCCGAAGGCAGCGCTCAGAATGGTATCGTGTTTGGCCGCGCCCACGGCTGGAAGGAGAAGGACTTCATCGTTGATTACAACAGCGGTGCCGACCCCATGCAGCAGATCGTGTCTCAGGTGTCCAAGTACTGGCAGAAGCAGCGCCAGTCCATCATGCTGAAAATCCTGAATGCTGTGTTCGGTGTGACCGGCAGCGGTGAGTTTGCCGGTTGGGCGAACCACATCACTGACCTGTCTTCCGCATCCACCACTGTTGCGGATGCAAACAAGATGGGTGCGACCACCATTGGCGATGCGATTCAGAAGGCCGTGGGCGACAATCAGGACGCTTTCCGGCTGGTGTTCATGCACAGTAAGGTCGCCACCAATATGGCTGGCCTGAAGCTGCTGGACTTCCTGAAATACACCGACGCCAACGGCGTTGAGCGCCCCCTCCGCATTGGCACCGTGAATGGCATGACTGTTGTCGTAGATGACAGCTGCCCCGCCACCGCCGCTACCAGCGGAGAAAGCGCGAAAGCGGCCACCTACACCACCTACGTCCTCGGCCTTGGCGCAATTCAGTACGCCCCCGCTCCCGTGAAGGTTCCTTCCGAACTGACCCGTGACGCGCTCAAGGGCGGCGGCTATGACGCGCTGGTCACCCGTATCCGTGAAACCATGCACCCCAACGGTTTCAACTTTACCAAGCCCACTTCCGGCTACACCGCTTCTCCCACGGATGCACAGCTTGCGGCATCTGCCAACTGGTCTATCGTGGCCGACCCGAAGACCATTGCTCTGGCAAAGATCATCACCAACGGCTAAGGAGGTTCACCATGTTCTATGTTTCTGACGGGAAAGTGTATGTGCGCGAGGGAGATCACTTTCGCAACGTGGGCTTTACCGCAAAGGACAAGGTGATTACCCGGCGCGAACTGGAGAGCACTTCTGTGGTGATGGGAACGGTAGTCGTTGATACACTCAACGACCCCGTACCGCTCACCCGCGAGGAAGTTATCACCAAGTTTGGTTTATCGGAGAATAATCCTATTCCCGTTATCAAGAAACCACGCAAGAAGGCGGGAGAACCCGTAGAATGAAAGGAGGTAAGAAACCGTGCAGGAAGCCGAGAAAAACGCATTGGTAAAAGCCATGGCGAATGAAACCGACGAAAGCACGGTTTCTGCCTACCTTGGCATTGCGGCAAGTAAGATTTGCCGCAGGGCATACCCGTTTGACCCTTCCATTATGGAGGTTCCGGAGCAGTACAGCTATCTACAGGTGGAGATTGCTACGTATCTTCTGAACAAGCGGGGCGGCGAGGGGGAGCTGTCTCACAGCGAGAACGGCATTTCCCGTTCCTACGAGAACGGGGACGTTCCGGAATCCATGATGCGACAGATCGTTCCCATGGCCGGGGTTCTGTGAGGTGACAGTATGAGAATCATGGAGCGAAACAAGCAAAGCTTCTGGTATCTGCTGTATGACCGGAAAGCGCCTGTCACCGACGAAGACGGCAACGAAACCGGTGAGGAAACTGTTGCGTACAAACCTGCCGTTTCCTTCCGCGCCAACGTATCCGCTGCGACCGGGGCTTCTCAGGTTGAGCAGTTCGGCAATCTTGCCGGGTATGACAAAGTCATCGTTACGGATGACATGACCTGTCCCGTTGACGAGAATACCGTGCTGTTTCTGGACAAGGAGCCTGTGTATGACGAGGACGGGAAGCCCCTGTATGACTACATGGTCAGACGGGTGGCAAAGTCTCTGAACTCAGTGTCCATCGCCGTTACGAAGGTGAGCGTGTCGTGAGCTACAAGAAAATTGTGGTTCCGCTGTCGGTTTCCGGCATTCAGAAGATTCAGGATGAATTGAAGGAATACAAACGCTGGCAGAAGGACAAGGCAAAGGAACTGGCCGAAAGGCTGGCAATGCTGGGTGCTTCTGTGGCTTCCATCCGGTTCTCACGGGCTGTTTACACCGGGATGAGGGATGCAACCGTGTCCGTCGTGGCAATCCCGAATGGTTACGCCGTAAAGGCCGATGGGGAATCCGTTCTTTTCATTGAATTTGGAGCCGGTATCACCTACGGAACCGGGCACCCGGAAGCGTCGGAGTTTGGCATGGGGGCTGGCACCTACCCGGACGGGAAAGGTCATTGGGACGACCCCAAAGGCTGGTATCTGCCCAAAGACAAGGGCGGCGGCCACACATACGGAAATCCTCCTGCAATGCCCATGTATGAGGCGAGAAAAGCGATTGAGCAGGAGCTTCCGAGAATCGTTATGGAGGTGTTCAGGGCTTGACTGATATTGAAAAGCTGATCTATACCCCCATTGCCGAGGCTCTGCGAAAGCGCTTCAAGGGCATTGCGGTATCCGGCGAATATGTGAACGCTCCTCCAAAATTCCCCTATGTAAGCATCGTAGAGCAGGACAATTATATGTCCGCGAACAGGCTGGACAGCAGCGACCGGGAAAAGTTCTCAACGCTGATGTACGAAGTCAATGTGTACTCCGACAAGGCAGGAAGCAAGAAAAGCGTATGCCGGGAGATTATGGGCGTTATAGACGAAATGCTCTACAAACGGAATTTCACGCGAATTTCGTTGTCCCCTGTTCCGAATATGGAAAACGGGACGATTTACCGTCTGGTAGCCCGGTATCGGGCGGAGACGGACGGCGGAACAATTTACCGCAGGTAAATATGCTTTACCTTTCCGCAAGGGCGGAAAGAGAGCCGAAGGGCTGCTTCACAGGAGGCAGCCCGTTTTTATTACAACGAAAGGATGATTAAACATGGCCATAAGCACGTATAAAGTTTTCCTGATGAAAAAGGGAACCACCGGCAACACCTACGAAAAGCTCATTGACATCAAGGAATTCCCTGATCTGGGCGGCGATCCGGAGATGCTGGAAACCACTACCCTGTCTGACAAGATGCAGACCTACATCGCCGGTATCCAGTCTCTGGATGCGCTGGCGTTCACCGCGAACTACACTCTGACTGACTACAAAGCGCTGCAAGCGCTGGCTGGAAAGACCGAGAGCTACGCCGTATGGTTCGGTGGTGACGAGGCTGGCGGTTCCCTGACCCCCACCGGCAGCGACGGCAAGTTCAAGTTTGACGGTCAGCTGACCGCCTACGCCACCGGCGGCGGCGTCAACGAGGTTGTAGACCTGAACATTTCCATTGCCCCGTCCACGCCCATTGAGCTGGACGACGCGACCTGAGCCAAAACACAGACCACACATTTTTAAGGAGGATTAGCGATGGCTAAGAAAATCTGCATTCCCTACAACGGCAAGAAGTACACGCTGGAATTCACCCGCTCCACGGTTTCTGCTATGGAGAAGATCGGGTTCTCCATCAATGAGCTTGGCGACAAGCCCGCTACCATGATCCCCATGCTGTTCAGCGGCGCTTTTGCGGCAAATCACCCCAACACCAAGGTTGCTACCATCAACAAGATTTACGACGGTCTGAGTAACAAGTCCGGCCTTGTGAAGGTGCTGACGGAAATGTACTCCGAGGCCGTGTACACCCTGCTTTCCGATGATGAAGAGGAAAACGAGGGAAACCCCGGCTGGGAAGCAGTAGAGTAAGCGAACTTCTTTCCGAAAACGGAGGGGGTGGGGAGACCCCTACCCCCTCTTACGCTTACACAAATATCTTCAAGAAGTTATTCCCGTACTATCTTGCAATCGGCATGACCTATGACCAGTTCTGGAATCAGGACGTGGAACTGGTGAAAGCCTACCGGGAAGCTGACAAGATCAAACGGGACTTGAAGAATCAGGATATGTGGATGCAAGGGGCTTATTACTATGAAGCCCTTCTGGATGCCGCCCCGGTTCTGCGGTTCAGCTTCAGCAAGAAGCCTCCGAAGCCGGTTCCCTACCGGGAGCAGCCCTTTGAGCTGCACACTGGGCAGCGGAAAGCGGCGGATAGTGGAGAAAAGCAGCTGACCCAGCAGGAAAAGAGCGACAAAAGGGCGAAAGCCATGATGGAGATGTTTATGGTATCCATCAACAAGAAATTTGAGAAGAAGGGCGGTGAAGGGAATGGCTGACAATGTGGAAATGCAGGGCATTGAGTTTCAGATTGTGAATGACAGTGCCGCGGCATCTGCGGGTGTAGAGCAGCTGGCCAAGAAACTGGCGGCGCTGAAATCATCCATCAGCGGTTCCACAACTGCCCTTTCCAAAGTTGCAGCGGGAATTTCGCAGATCAAGAATGCCGTGAACAACATGAATACCGGCGATTTTGCAAGCAAGATGAACCGCATCAGCGACACGCTGAGCAACCTGAAATCTAAGACGGAAGGCCTGAAAATTTCGTCTTCCATCGCAAACCAGCTTACGGACATAACCGCCGCTCTCGACAATCTGAAATGGACAGATGGCGATAAGCTGTCCGCTCTCGCCGATGGCTTACGCCCTCTTTCTGAGATTGGTAAAGCCAACCTGACCACTTTCATCAATCAGCTTGGGAAATTGCCTGAGGTCATTGAGGATTTGGAAAAAGCGGACATTGACAAGTTCACTCAGCAGATGAAAGACTTGGCTTCGGCCATGAAACCGTTTGCTGACGAAATGAACAAGGTTTCCTCCGGGTTTTCGGCATTTCCAAGCAGAATTCAAAGGCTGATTACATCGACGGAGCAGTACAACGGTACGGTAAGGCGGGCAACCACAAGCACAAATGCGTGGAGTTCTGCATTGAAAGGTCTTAGCTTTGCTGTGGTGTATCGCGCTGCAACGAAACTAATTTCAAATGCCATCCTGAAAGCTTCCGATTATCAGGAAACGCTTGCCATGTTTCAAGTTTCCATGGGTGAGTATGCGGAGGAAGCCTATAACTATGCTCAGAGGGTAAACGAGGTTATTGGCATTAACCCCGCCGAGTGGATGAAAAACCAAGGCGTTTTCCAGAGTATCATCACAGGTTTTGGTGTTGCCGGGGACAAGGCGGCAATCATGTCCAAGAACTTAACACAGCTTGGATATGACCTTTCGGCGTTCTACAATCTAAGTTTTGAGGAAACCATGCAGAAGGTTCGTTCCGGTATTTCCGGTGAACTCGAACCGCTCAGAAATTTAGGCTACGACCTGTCTGCTGCCCGTCTACAGCAGGAAATGGACGATTTAAGCGAGGCGGCAAAAAATCTCTCTGTTGATCTGTCTGATACATATTTGGAGCAAGAGCGTGTCAATTTAGGCATCAATAAGAGCGTTTCTAGCATGAATCAGGCTGAAAAGGCGCAGCTGCGTTATCACGCTATGATGACGCAGCTGACAACGGTGCAAGGAGCAATGGCAAGAGAGCTTGACAGCCCGATTAACCAGTTACGAATTTTGCGTTCACAGCTGGAACAGGCTTCACAGGCATTTGGCAATCTGTTTATTCCTATTCTGAACAAGGTGCTGCCTCCCCTGATTGCAGTAGCTTCTGCACTTCGGCAAATCATATCTGCAATTGCGAACCTGTTTAACATCAAAATTGCCGATTCTGTCGATTGGGGGAAGTCATTCAATACGGCAGCCGGTGCAACGGGTGACATATCCGACAACATGGGCAGCGCCGCCGGTTCGGCAAAAGAGCTAAAACGCTATCTTGCCGGTTTTGATGAACTGAACGTTCTCCCAGATCAGAGCAGTAGCGGGAGCGGAAGCGGTGCTTCCGGTGGCGGCGGACTGTTAGACCTCAACCCGGAGGATTACGATTTTCTGGGCGGCGCTATCACGGAAGCTGTTGATGCATGGAAACAAAAGCTGCAGCCTGCCGTTGACTGGATTACAAGCCACCTGAAAGAAATCGGAGAAATTGCGGAGGGCATCGCCGCGATATTTTTGGCGTGGAAGATATCCGAATCGCTTATACGCGGTATAGATACCCTTTCCGGCTTTTTCAAAAACATCTCTAAGGTTGGTTCTCTCACGCTCGGCGGAATCGGTCTTATCGCCGACCTTAACGAGTTTATGAAAGCCCTGAAAGACATTCAGGAGAACGGAGCAAACTTCTCCAACGTTTCAAAACTTATAAGCGAGTTTGCGGGAATGGTCGGCGACATCGCGCTGTGGGAAGGCAAATACAATATTGCCGGTGCCCTTAAACTGGTGCAGGGCGTTGTCAAAATTGTAAGTGCCATAAAGGACATTGCAGACAATGGGGTGAACTGGGGCAATGCCAACAATGCCATTAGCGGATTAACAACCGTTGCGATTGGAATTGGCTTTTTCACTAAGCGCTTAGATGTTTCAGGCTGGGCAATGGCTATTCAAGGGCTTTCCTCCGTCATAACAGAAATTGCTGCCAACTGGGAAGCAATTAAAAAGGGCGATTGGAGCGGCGTTGATAAAGCAACGCTTTTGATCGGCGCAATCCAAATCATGGGTGGCATCGCCACTGCTCTTGACCTTTTCTCCAAGCTAAAAGGCATATCCAATGCCGGAAACGCCGCGAAATCTGTATCTCAGACGGCAGAAGCGGCAGGGAATCTCGGAGAATCAATCGGTGGAAGCCTAAGCCCCAAAATGCTTAGCCTTGCAAAAAACATCGGTCTTGGCGTTGGGATTCTTGCCGAAGTCGCCGCTGGCGCAATCATCTTCGTTGGCGCGATCGCGGTTCTTGGCTGGGAGCTTAGCAAGGTCGGCGAAGCGTGGCAGCCGGTCATTGACAATGCCGGAACAGTCACCATCGCTGTTGGCGTCGGAACCGTACTTATGGCCGCTATTGGCGTCGCCTGTTATGCCCTTGGCGCTGCCGGAGCAACGGTAGCTTTGAATGTCGGCATAGGAACGGCCATTCTTCTGGAACTTGGAGTTGCGACCGCTTTGTTTCTTGCGGAAATTTGGGGCGTCGGAAAAGGACTGGACGAAATCGGCAAGGCGTGGGAACCCGTTTTGAATAATGGTGAGGATATCGCCACCGCAATAGGTATCGGAACCGGATTGCTTGTCGGAATCGGCGTTGTTACAGCCGCGCTCGGAGCAGCAACGGTTGGAACGGCAGGACTTCTCCCGTTGGCTATCGGGCTCGGAACAGCAATCCTCGTTGAGCTGGCAGGCGCGTTCATACTTTTTACGGAAAGCCTTGTCGCGGTTGCAGACGAGCTTAATGACAATTTGGCTCCATCTATGCGAGACCTGAATGGTACGCTTCCGCAGCTTACATCCGACACACATGATTTCACGGTATTCATGACCAGTTTGGCGTCTGAAATCTCCAATTACACCGATAGCATGGGCAGCATCACGTGGGACAGCATTGTCGGCGGGTTCAGGAAACTTTTCGCAGGAAATCCAATTCGTGATTTTGCGGATAAGGTCGGAGCCGTAGCAAGTGATGCCTCCGTTTTAAATGAAAAGCTTACCACTGCGAACGGGGAATTAGAGACGGCGGTAACGCTACTGACCGATTATATCACATTTATGACAACGATGAAGCAACTGACTGGTGACGCAGGAACCATCGAGCTTTCTACTGGAATCTTTACAAACCTGAAAGATGCTGGTTCAAAACTGGTTACGGGATTCTCTGTGGGAATGGTTGCGGAAACGCCCAAGCTTACAGCAGCGTTCAATGATATTCTGGCAGCCCAGAATACGTTCGCCAATCGGTTCTTAAATGGATGGACAAGCCTCTGGTCAAGCGTGAGTATTTCCTTTGCCGGTTACTGGAACAACGTGTTAGGTAACATGGCGACCGGGCTTAACTCCATTGTCTACGCAACAAATACCATTATATCTGCTGTAAATGCGCTTATGCGCACCATCGGATATACGGGCGGTATCTCGGCGATTCCCACAGTTTCCATTCCGCGCTATGCCGACGGCGGTTTCGTAGACCAAGGCCAACTCTTTATAGCCCGTGAAGCCGGTGCGGAAATGGTTGGCTCTATTGGCAGACGGACAGCGATTGCCAACAACGACCAGATCGTTGAGGGCATCACCTACGGTGTTCGGGAAGCCAATGACGATGTTGTTACTGCTATCTATGCTGTTGCTCAGCAGATTATCGCGGAAATGCGGAATCAGGACAACGGAGGTGGCGGTGGATATGACTTCGACCGGGCTGTCCGGGATGCTCAGCGCAGGAACGCAAGAATGTATGGATAAACGGAAGGAGTGAAAACGGCATGAAGATGATGCTCAAAATTAACGGCGTGGACTTCATGCCGTTCATTGCAAAGCAGGGTGTGAAGTGGCAGCGCAATGACATTGATGCCCCCAATTCCGGGCGCACCATGGACGGACAGATGCAGCGTGGCCGGGTGACAACCAAAATCCGTCTGGACATCACCTGCCGCCCGCTAACGGCTGAGGAAGCTATGACCGTGTTGCATACCATTCTCCCGGAATATGTGACCGTGGACTACTACGACCCTATGAGCGGGTACCGCAGCAATGTGACCATGTACTCCAACAATAACCCGGCATCGTTCCTAATTGAAAAACCGGAAGATGACTGGTGGAGCGGCATTACCTTTCCACTGATTGAGAGGTGACGGGCGCTTATGCAGAACGTATCACAGGAATACCGGGACATTGTAGCTGGCAACCACTGGTTTGAAAACCGCCTCTGCATCGGTGATACCGGAAAGCTAATTGACAAAAGCGGAAGCGCAATCACGTTCGGCGGAGTGCGCATTCTGGTAGATAGCGGTGGCGCCGAAACCGGCTACGGTGAAGAGCTGCTGATATCCATGGAGCAGAAGCAACCGCTTCTTTCCGATTCTCCTGACGTTGGAAAAACCTGCGCCGGTGAGATCAACGTTGAAATGATTCATCCATATGGTGATATCCCAAAACGTGCGCTTCTTCGGCCATATATCAGAGCTGCAAATGAGAATGCCGCCTCTGAATGGCTACCCCAAGGAAAGTATTACATTGACAAACGGAGCGAAGGAGAAATCGGCGACCGGACAAAACTAACGCTCCACGGATACGACGGGATGCTGCTTCTGGAAGAAGACTATCCGGCAGAATCCTCCCTTAACTGGCCTGCAAGTGACATTGAAGTTCTGAAAGAGATTTCCGATGCAGTCGGCATCTCGCTGGATAGCCGGGTATATCAAATCGTCACCTCTGGTTACGAAATCCCGTACCCTGCCGGGTACAGCTGCCGTGAGGTCATTGGCTACATCGGCGCAATGTACACTGGCTCCTGGGCTATGACGGCCACCGGAGAATTGATGCTGGTCACGCTCACGGGGCTTCCGAAGGAAACCAACTATCTGATTGTTGGCGGAAGCGATAACAGAGCGATCACGTTTGGAGGTGTCAGAATCCTTGTTTGATAAGTTCATCATCGGGTCTGCCGCCGACAGCCTGAAAATATCAGACCCACTCAGCGCGTACAGCCGTGTCACGTTGAAGGTTGCTGACGGCGTGGAGTACACGGCGGGTACAGACAGCGGCAAGGAGCTGATCTCCGAAAACCCTTTCGGAACTCAAAAAATGGCAAACGATATGTTGGCCAGAATCAACGGCTATTCCTACCAAACATATACGGCGACAGGCGCAATCTTAGACCCGGCGGCGGAGATTGGAGATGCGGTTCAGGTTAAAGGAACCTATGGCGGCATCTACAGCGTGTCAAAGTCCTACGGGAAAATGATACGCGCGGATGTTTCCGCCCCCGGCTCTGAGGAAATCGACGAATCCGCTCCCTATAAATCCCACGAAACACGTAAAGTAGAACGTCAGTTTATAGAAACCCGGGCACAACTAAAAATTCAGGCCGACCAGATTTCCGCCGAAGTCTCTGCCCGTATCGAACAGGGGGACGAACTCACCTCGCGGCTGGACATTCAGAGCGACCAGATTTCCGCGCGGGTTACCAAAACCGGAGGTAGTAGTTCGTCCTTTGGCTGGGAGCTGCTTGACGATTCCTGGACGGTCAAGGCCAACAATACCACGGTGTTCCGGATCACCAAATCCGGTGCAGAAGTCCGTGGAAAGTTCATCGCCTTAAGCGGCAAAATCGGCGGTCTTGATATCCAATCCGACTACCTCAGCTATAACAATCAGGTCTGGAACGGCACCAACAGCCGGGGTATTTACATTGGTGTCAACGGAATTCAGTGCGGCTCTGAGGCTAACGGCGTGCAGATTACGCCGACCGGGAATCTGTACGCTGAGAATGGCTATTTCCGGGGAAGCGTCAGCGCCGGAAGAATTGACTATGGCGGCGACGATGGCTATTTCAACGGCGGCGGCATTACTTCCGGCAGTATTTCAGGCGGCTACGGCGGGCAGATATATGGCGGTTCTATCGGCAATTACGCAGTATCCGGCGGTATCAACACCTCGCTTGGGTATGCGGATTTTGCAAATGGTGTGTTCAATGGGTGGAATACAGCATCCAATTTATCAACCGAAGACAAAGGACTGGTAATTGGAGGCCATACGATAGCTATAGCTTCTACATCGTTCAGGGATGGAAATGGCAGCACAATATCTCTACAATACCTAACATGGATTTGATATGACTGGTTATACTAGGAGGTTTCTATGGAAAAACTGAAAACCGCAACAGGCAAAGAATTCGACTGCGATTATTTCAACCCTTTCCCCCAGGCGGGGCAGATAAACATCCGTATTCTCGGGGAATCCCTGGCGACGATTGCCACGGTATTTGCAAATCCCGCTGAAACAGTGCAAATGTGGTGGGAAGGGCAGTATGCCGCCCAATATACGAAGATAATCGCTATCGTACCGGAAACCGGCGCGGTGCGTGTGGTGCTGGGAAAGGAGTAAAAATGAACCCTGTAATGAAACTTAGGGCAGTCCTGAATACCCTCGAGGGCGTTCAGGTCGCAGGACGGGAGAACTGGGACAGGATGCTGGGCAGTATGCAGGCCATTGAAGAAGTGGTGCAGGCGCTGTCTGCGCCTCCTGAACCTGACAAGGAGACTGAACAGGAGGAAGCAGATGGCAGATAAAGCAATATCCGAGCTGATTGCAGCAGAACAGATAAAAGCCGCTGACCTTTTCGTCCTGGAACAGGACAGCGCGGCAAAGAAGCTGACGGGACAAATTCTGCTGAACTGGCTGACCGCCGCCGCTGACGGCCATGGCGGTATCAGCAGCATCGTGAAGCATTCCACCAGCGGCCTGACGGATACATACCGTATCACCATGGCGGACACCACTACCTCTGACTTCACCGTAAAGAACGGGCGGGGCATTTCAGCCATTGCCAAAGTCTCCGTCAGCGGGCTGGTAGACACGTACCGTATTACCTATAACGATAATACCACCAGCACGTTTACCATCACGAACGGCGCGAAAGGTGACAAGGGCGACAACGCATACGTCTGGATTCGGTACGCGGCGCAGAAGCCCACGGCAGCTTCTCATAGCTTCGGTGTCCTCCCTGACAATTGGATGGGCGTATACAGCGGCAATTCCGCAACCGCCCCAACAGACTGGACGAAGTATCAGTGGTTCGAGATCAAGGGCGAAAAGGGCGACATCGGGAACCCGGCGCTGTTGACCAGCCAGTCCGTAACATATCAAGCCAGCACATCCGGGAATGTTATACCGTCCGGAAACTGGCAAGGCAGCATTCCCACGGTAGCACAGGGCGCTTACCTGTGGACGCGAGTTGCAATGACGTTCAATTCCGGAAACCCGATTTATGCCTACTCCGTCTCCCGTATGGGCTTGGATGGCACCGGAGCTGTATCCAAAGTGTGCGGCAAAGAACCTAACTCCAATGGCAACGTTGAGCTAGAAGCTGAAAATGTTGGGGCGTTGCCTAGTGCTGGCGGTTTAATGACCGGAAATATTGTCATGAACTCCCATCAAATTAAAGCATTAGGTGCGCCCGCGGACAGCGCTGATGCCGCAACAAAGGGGTACGTAGATACGGCGTCAAGTAATGCCAAAACGATTGCAAAGACTGCAACGTTAACTGCTGCCGGTTGGTCTGCCAGCGCCCCGTATACCCAGTCTGTTACGGTCTCCGGGCTGACGGATACAAAGCGTGCGATGGCTTATCCAGTATACGGGAGCAACACGGCCACCAATCTTGCGCTGAAAGAGGCGTGCGGCATGGTCAGTTTCGCTTCCCGGTCGGGCAGCACGCTGACGTTTACCTGCCTTGAGGACAAGCCCACGGTGGATATTCCGATTACGGTGGAGGTGTACGTATGAGCATTGCAGTGCCTTTATATGGATTTGGAGCCAGCGGTGGCGGTTCCGGCGGCACCCTTACCGTCACAGCCCCGGCGAACGTCACTGTGACTGTTTCCAAAGACGGCAAGACGAAGACCAAAAACTCCGGCACCAGTGGTGTGGTGGTCTTTAAGGGACTTGCAAGTGGGACGTGGACACTTACGATTACGGATGGGTCACAAACCTCATCTAAGCCTGTTGTCGTCACTGCCGATTATTCAACCGTGATTGCATTTTTCACAGCCACCATCAACATCACCTACCCTGCCGGTTCGACCTGCACTTGCTCTGACGGCACAACGACTCTATCCGCCCCTGATACCAGTGGTACATGGGCTTGCATCGTACCGAATGCCGGAACTTGGACTGCAGCCGCTACAGATGGGGTAGAAAACACAAGTGAATCTGTATCTATAACTACAGATGGTCAAATCGTGGCTATTGAGCTTAGCTATTTGCTCTGGCTGTATAAAAGCGGAAATACCTATAATGCAGTAACCGGAGGCTGGTCAGTAGCCGAGCATGGCTCAACTGGTGGAAGTTTTGACAGTGTGCTTACTCTAAACGACGATAGCATGCTATTATCTACAGAAGTATGGGGTGGCAGCGTAGCATACGCAAATGCATTCACGAATAACTCGATTGATTTGACAGGAGTAAATACTCTGAAATTCAAAATAACGGGTATTGGTAATACTGCATACTCGGACAAAGAGGGCAATACACATAAGTTCCGATTCAGTCTTGTTGTGGCAAATGAACGGCCTACCAAGCAAACCCCAACATTTGCCGCAGATATGAAGATCCTGGCAACCGGCGAGTATTCTGTTGACGTTTCAGCTGTAACCACGGGATACGTTGGTATATGGATAACCACTGGAGAATACATCAAAACGACGCTGACAATATCTGAGATATGGGGTGAAGAATGATGATTTACATTGATTCTGACTTTAAGTGCTACGTCACCTCTGGCGAAGGCCTTACACCTATTGAAACAGATGTCTTCGATGGTAAGTGCAGTGTTTATATTCAGGGCTATCGCTTCATTCCTGCGGGACAGACATGGACACGTGCTGATGGCGTAGTGTTTACCGGTGAAATGATAGCTCCGTGGAAGCCCTGGACAGAGCTTGATGCCGCTCAGCGGGAGTATGAGCGGGAGCAATACCAGACGGTTGTTGCTCAGAATACCGAATATGAATCTGCGCTGACTGAAATTGAAACTGCTCTGGGGGTGAATAACGCATGATGACCATCGAAGAGCGTAAAAACGCTATCCTTGAAAAAATCAGGGAGATAAAAGCCAGCGGTGGTGAGGAACAGCTGAAAGAGCTGGATGAAGCTTATAAGAAAGGGGTTGACAGTCTGTGACGCAAGAGGAAAGAAAAAGCATCATGTATGCCCAGGGGCGGGCGAACGCGCTTGCCTTGCAGGAGAAAGCCCCTGACATGACAGGCACCGAACTGAACGCGGCGGATAGCGACATTCCCAGTTTTAAGGCCGCTGTCGCAAACAAAAACATGCTGGAACGCAAGGCCGGGTTTGTGTGTCAATCGTCTGCTGGCCGTGTGGTGCGGCTGGTGCAGCCCTATGACAGCACTATCTACACCCAGGAGCCAGAGGAGCTTCCTGCACAGTGGGGGTTTGCTTGGAGCACAGACCCAGCGAAAGCGTTGCCATTCGTCGCTATGTCTACTAGCCCCTATAATAAGGGCGACTGCTGCACGGAGGGGAGCAAGGTGTATCGCTCCAAGTTGGCCAATAATGTATGGTCTCCTTCCGCATACCCTCAGGGCTGGGAAGAGGTGAACGTATGACGGTAAAGCAAATTCAATGCCTTCTGACCTATCTGGGCTATTCTCC